GCGACGATCTCCACGACATCCTGCCCTCCGTCCCGCGCACCGTGCGCCGAGGCGAAGTGCGGCTCCCCTGGGGCACTTACTACCACGACGATCTGGCGCTCTATCACGGCCGGAGTGTCCGCGTGCATGTCCATCCCTCGCGCGGCGAGCAGGTCTGGGTGGCCGACGATCGCGGCGCACTGATCTGCGTCGCGCAGCGCGACGGAAACGCGCGGCCCTACATTGCCGACACCATGATGGATCACGCCCGCGCCGAGCGCGAGAAGGGCCGCGTCAACCGCCTGGAGCGCAAGCTGGAGCTCGTGCGCGAGGAAGGCGCCGCGCAGTTCGAGCCGCCGCCGTCCGTTCCCGTCGATCCCGCCATCCATGCCGAGACCGTCGCCGCCCTGCACGAAGACGAGGACGGCCCGGCGCAAATCACCGACGAGCGCAAGCTGCACGCCTACTGGTGGCGCATCCGCGAGCGGATCGATGCCGGCGAGCCGGTGAACGACGAGGACGCGCGCGGCTGCCAGGTGTATTGGGCGTCGCAGCAGGCGCGGTCGATGGAGGAGTTTTTCGAAGCCTTCGAGCTGAACGTCGAGGACTTCGGATAAGCGACCGCCCCGGCGGCAACCGGGGCGGCCAGTCCCTGCAAAGCAGAGCAACAGAGGCTCAGATTATGAAACACCGCATCATCCCCGTCAAAAACATCTCCCGGCTGCGCACGGCCGGCGATTCCCTGATCCATCGCGCGATCGGCATGCCGGGCATCGGGCTCATCTGGGGGCCGACCGGTTACGGCAAGAGCACCGCGGCAGCCTGGTTCTGCAACCAGGTCAACGGCGTGTATGTCCGCGCACTCGCCCAATGGAGCCCGCGCGCGATGCTGATGAGCATGGCGCGTGAGCTCGACATCGAGGCGCGGCGCCTGGCGAATGCCGAGGCGATGGACGCCATCATCCGGCGGCTATCCGAGACCGACCGCCCGCTGATGGTCGACGAGGCCGACTATGTCGTCGAGCGCAAGCTCCTCACCGATACCCTGCGCGATATCCACGATCTCTCCAGCGTGCCGGTGGTCCTGATCGGCATGCACGGCATCGAGAAGCGCATCCGAGGCAATGAGCAGTTCACGGGCCGCATCGCGCAGTGGGTCGCATTCGAGGGCCTGGATCGCGAGGACGCGCGGCTGCTCGCCGACGGCGTGTGCGAGGTCGAGGTCGCCGACGATCTTCTCGCGCAGCTGCATGAGGCCGCCAGCCCACGGGGCGGCTCGGGCGCCGAGGTGCGCCGCCTGGTGGTCGGTCTCTCCCAGATCGAGGGCTACGCCCGATCCCGCGGCCTGGCGACGGTCGCCGCGGCCGACTGGCCGAAGGGGCGCTCGTTCTTCATCGGCGCCGCCGTCGATGCCGGCACGGCCGGGAAAGTCACCCGCATGGGGCGGCGCTGATGGCGGTGGGCCAGTGCCGGCACCGGACGTGGCATCGCAAGCCGCGGGCGCGCGACAGGATGTGGCAGAGCATGCGGATCCTGCGCGAGTTCACGGCGCACGACCTGGAAGCCACGGCCGAGGCCGGCCACAGCAACGCCAAGCAATACCTGCTGGGCCTGGAAGCCGCGGGTTACCTGCGCCGCATCCGCCGCACGAACTTTCAGCGCGGCGGCCCGCAGACCGCGTGGCGGCTCATCCGCGACACCGGCCCCAAGGCACCTCGCCTGCAGAGCGACGGCACCACCTACGACCCCAACGATCACAGCGAGCATCCGGGAGGATTCCGCCAATGAGCAAAAAATGGATCGACGCCCTGCGCGCGGCATGTGCCCGCGTGGGATCGCAGGCCCGGGTCGCCGCGCAGATCGGCTACTCCCCGGCCGTCGTCAATCAGGTCCTAAAGGGCGTTTACAAGGGCGACATCGCCCGCGTGCAGCAGGCCGTGGAGGGTGCCCTCATGGGCGCGACCGTCGACTGCCCCGTTCTGGGCGAGCTGCCGCGCAACCGCTGCCTGGAGAACCAGGACCGGCCCTTCGCCGCCACCAATCCCATCCGCGTCCAGCTCTATCGCACCTGCCGCGAGAGCTGCCCGCATAGCGATATCAGGAGGGACTGACCGTGTACTCCGATGAATATCTCTCTCATTACTGCGCCCGCTACATCGCGCTCGATCTGCGCCGCGCCGGCGTGGGCCTGGAGCAGTACCTGGAGCGGCCCGCGGCGTACGAGGCGGCCGCCGCCGAGTGCCCGGAGCCGACCGTCATTCCGCAGCGCGTGGACGTCATCGAACGCCACCTGCGGGCCGAGGCGCAGGCCGCGCGCGGTCTGGCGGAGCTCGGGATCGACAACGCGGTGCTCGCCTGCATCCAGGCCGAGGCCGAGAGCGGCGTCGAGCACCTTCCGAGGCGCCACGGAACGATCGTCGAGCCGCTGCATCACCGGCGCTGGCCAACGACCTGCGCCATGTTCCGTGGAGGGCCGCGATCATGACAACGCAAGTGGAGGACCATCTCCGCGCGCATCCCGGCCTCACGGCCGAGGATCTCGCGGAGCAGCTGGATTGGGCGCCGGAGCGTATGCGGGCATGGCTCGACGAGCTGGTCGAGCGCCGGCGCGTGGAGATCGTCGGTTGCTCGATCGACAAGCTTGGCGGCCGGCACCGGATCTACGTCGCCAAGGCCGTAGATGAGCGCATCGGCGAGTGCGAGTGGTGCGGGCGCACCGATCATCACCTGGTGCGCGGCGAGTGCCCGGAATGCAGGGTCAAAGCGAGAACCGTGGGAGGTGCGGCATGAGTGCCGGAATCCAGGAACAAATCATCGACGCACTGACCGCAGCCGAAAGGCCCCTCAGCCCCTCCGAGATCCATCATCGATGCGATGCGTCGGACGGCGTGGCCTCGCTGGTCGAGGATCTGCGAGCGCTCAGGGAACAAGGCAGCATCGTGCGCCACCAGATCGACGGGCGCATCGCGTGGTGGGTGCCCGACCGCGCCGTCGCGGCAACACAGTCCGGCAGCCCCGACAAGCCCAAAGCGGCGCCCCAGACCGTTGCGCCCCCTCTGAAGCAGCAAGTGCTCAATCTGCTCTCCAGCGGCCCGGCGACAGGGGCGGAAATTCGGAAGGCATTGCCTGGTCTCAGCAATGACCAGCTCCGCAACGCGCTCTATGCACTGAAACGAGCGGGACAGATAGCCCGTGATGGGGTACGCGGCAGCGCCTACAGGCTGCCCTCAGAGGGCGGTAAGACGAAACCGGCCGTTCGTGAGACGGAGCGTCCTGACCCCGAGACGAATGACCAGGCGGACGACAGCCAGAGCCGCGATGCCGCGATCGATGAGCTTGCAGACTTCGCAAGTAACGCGCTGCGCCGGACGCGGCACGGGGAATCGCCGTGTAAGCCCACGCGAGCCACCTTCGCCCTACTGGACGATGCCCACCTGGTGATCCATGACGCGGCCGGACGGACAGCGGCCATAGGCGCGGCCGATTTCCCACGGCTGCGGGCGATCCTGGCGGCCGCCGAGCACCTGCAGGAGGCCACCGCATGAGCGAGCCCCTTCTCACGCGGGACGCCATTCTGGCCGTGCTCTCACGCCATATCGGCGAGGAGCGCGGCATCCCCATCGCGCGCCTGGTGCGCATCGCGACGGGCGGCCTCTCGACGCCGGCCCTGGAGCGCACCGCGCGGCGGCTGATCGAGGAGCTGCGCCGGGACGGCCAGCATATCTGTGCGCATCCAACCAGCGGCTACTTCATCGCGGATACCGAGGCGGAGCTCGTGCGCACCTGCCAGTACCTCTACTCGCGGGCCATGTGCTCGCTGGAGCAGGTGGCAGCGATGCGCCGTGTGTCGCTGCCGGATCTTCGCGGGCAGCTGCGGCTGCCGGACTAGGAGGGGAACATGACTGAACGCGTCTATATCAGCGGCCCCATGACGGGCCTTCCCGACGATAACTATCCCGCATTCTTCCGCGCCGCGGGCAGGCTGCGCGAGCTCGGCTATCGCCCGGAGAATCCCGCCGAGCTGCAGCGTCCATTCGGTCCGGATACCCACTGGACGTACTACATGCGCGAGGCCATTCGCAGGCTGATGCTCTGCGACAGCATCCTGATGCTGGATGGCTGGGGGCAGTCCCGCGGCGCGAGCATGGAGCATGACATCGCCTTGAAGCTCTACATGCGCATCTACTACGGCAGCGCTTCCTTTGGCGGCGCACTCAAACAACGCAGCAGGAGGACCGCATAGTGTCAATGGAAACCATCGAGCAGTTGACGAAGGCATTCTCGGCGGCACGTGATCGGCTCGCCGAGGCCGTGATGGAGCTGGAGCGGGAAATCGAGATTCTGAAGGCCCGGCACATGCCGGCGATCCGCGCCCACGTGCGGCAGCTGGCGCGAGAGCAGGACGAGCTGCGCAGCGCCATCGAGGACGACCCGAAGTTGTGGTCCGGAAAGCGGCGCACCGTGGTCATCGCCGGAATCCGCGTCGGGCTGGCAAAGGGCAAGGGCAAGATTGTCTGGCAGGACAGCGACCGCGTGGTGGCCGCGATCCACAGGGCATTCCCAGACCAGGCGATGACGCTGGTCAGAGTCCGCGAGGAGCCGAACCGCAAAGCGCTGGCCAATCTCACTGTCGCCGAGCTGCGCCGTATCGGCTGCGAGATCGAGGACAGCGACGACCAGGTCGTCATCAAGCCCACCGACACGGCGGTCGACAAGCTGGTCGACGCCCTGCTCAAGGATGCGGAGCGCGTCGAGGAGAGTGTGGCATGAGCGCATCCAGCGCGCTCCTGCAGACGGCTGCGGACATTATTCAGTCGTCGGCGGAGAGCCTACGGGCAAGTCACACTGTGCTGGGCACTTGGCCGGAGTGCGAACGCGAGGCCCGGGAGCGGTACGAGTTCGAGATGGACGTCGCCGGCCAGCTGATCCAGGCGGCAGAGGAGATCGAGGAATGAGAGCGGGACGCCTGCTGTTGCTATTCGTCAAGACGAGCCTGCTCGCCTATGTGGTCCTGGCCTTCATTGCTTGGGATCTGAACCCGATCCATTGGGGCGCGGCGGCGCGGGCGACGGTGGTGCTGATCGGCGCCGGGATCGCCATTCCGCTATGGGCCTTTTCTCGTGGCTTGAGGTATCGCAAATGACGGTCTCAACCCTGAAGGTCATGCAGCAGGTCATGGCCGAGATCGACCGGGCGCGGGATAAGTTTCCGAGTCCAGAGTGCTCAATGACGGCGCTCACCGAGGAGGTGGGCGAACTCGCCACCGCGCTCATGGATGAGCAGCCGGCCCGCGTCATCGAGGAGGCAGTCCAGGTCGCCGTCATGGCGATTCGCATCGCGACCGAGGGCGACCCAACGATCAATCCATACCGGCAGCGGCACGGGCTGCCGGCGTTTCCGGAGGTATCAATCGATGGCGAGTAGACCCAGGCCGCAGATGTGCGTTCTCACTATCTGCTTTGATGATTACGTGATGCCGCTCCGGGAAGGCGCAAAGGTCATGGAGATGATGGCGAAGGCCGCGAGCTGCAAATACGACTACGTCTCGGGGCGGGTTCAGCTGGAGGGACAACAACCAAGGGTCGAGCTGCGCGTGATCAGCGCGGACGCAATAGATGGGATGCGCGAAGTCGCTAGCGGCGCCCGCGCCGGCGGGGTTCGTAAATTAGAGAAGCTGAAATGAGCTCCCATTCCAGACCCAAAACCCCACGACAGCGCGAACTCGCGATGATCCACGTCGGCCGGGCGCAGCTGCGTATGGATGAGGATACATACAGGGCCATGCTGTGGACCTGCGGGCGCGTGCGCTCAGCGGCGCAGTTGGACGCGCATGGGCGCCACCGCGTAATCGATCATCTGAAGTCGCGCGGCGCACGCTTCACGCCGCCCAGGCGTGCCGGTGCGCGGCCGCACAACTTCGAGCGGCTGCCGGACTACATCACGAAAATCGAGGCACTTCTCGCCGATATGGGGCTCCCGTGGTCCTACGCGGATTCGATCGCCCGCAATATCACCGGCGGTAAAGGACGTAGACACGATCGGGACCCGGGCGTCGAGAAACTCGCATGGGTCAAGAATCCGGATGATTGGCGCGGGATAGTCGCGGCGCTG